GTATCTTCGGATCACCAGGTGCGTAATAGCAATTAAAATAAATTAATGAGGCGGCCTCAAAACCGCCTCATTTCGACTATAAAGTAAGAAATTCACTATGAAAAACTTCAGAATTCAAATTCGATATTGTGGCTATTATGCTGACTTTAACGTCACGTGTGAAAATACTCCTCAAGGTATCGAGAATTCAATCCTTGACAAACTGGGAAAAAATGAGGTAAAGTTCGAAAAAGATGGATTTACCAGTAAACATGGTAAATGGATAACCTATGAGGAGGTTACAGATGACCGAAGACCTATACACTACGAAACGGTCCTTGGAACTAGAGTGGCAACAGGAGCACCTGAAGGAAGGTAGATATACGTTACACATGGGACATATCGATAAAAAAATTCAGGAAATTGTTAAAGAGATCATTGCCAAAGAGTTTGAAGAAGCAACTCTTCGAACTAAAATAACAGACGCCAAGCCCGAAGTTTCGATAGCCACTTAAGCGCTATCAAAAATCAGTTTTTTATCACAGGATACCTTGCGCTCATTGAAAATTTGAGTTATAGATTAATCACTATACAATTATTAATAGAACGTAGACGAGTATAGTCGACGGCCTAGAGACTACGTTCAGAAACTAGGAGGATTAATCATGGCAAATACAACATTTAGCGGTCCTATTCGTTCAGAGAATAATGTACAGCTAATTAGTAAAACAGCATCTACAGGTGTAGTTCATGATAGAACCCAATGTTTTGGGTTAAAGGATGCAAGAAGATATTATCTTTATGAGCCTTTCTATCAAAGACCAGGCCTTAATGCGATAAATATCATCGACCCTGATGCAAATGATGCAACAGCGTTGGCGGTAACACAAGCAGCGAACAAGAACTTTGAAACATTAGGTACTAACATGACGACTGCTTTAACGACTTTTCCAGGAACTCAAGCAGGAATCTTAATGACAACTGCTGGTTCGGATGCGGATCAGTCAATTCTTTTACCACATTTGGACACTAACCAATCAGCTTGGAGTAAAGTTCTATGGGGTACTGAGAATCAGGTTGAATGGGAATGTTCAATTAATTTACCTGCCCTTGATAACCAAAAAGTTTGGGCTGGTTTAAAATTGACTAATGATCAATTGCCTGAAACGGATGCGGATCAAGCATATTTCTATTATGCAACTGACGCAACGGTTGGGCAATCATTGTCAACTTTTACACCGTGGTATTTTATTCAGTCTGTTAATGGTACTGACTACCTAACTAACTTAGGTATTACGGTAGCAGCAGACACGCCTTATCATTTCAAAATTGCGATTGATAGCGATAGAAAACCATCTATTTTTGTAAATGGTGTGCAATACAGTGCAACAACAGACGCTCAAGGTTCTGCTTTGTCTGGTGCCACTGAAGCAACTGGAACAACTCAAGCAACTATTGCGGAAAGTTATTCAGCTACAAACGCGAACACTCAAAAAGGTCCAGCATTGAAAAACGATGTTGATTTAATTCCATATATTGGAATTGAAGCAGGTGCTGGTGCAGCTGAAGCAATAAACGTACACTACACATCAATAAGTAGACACGTTTTTGAATAATAGTTATTAACAACTTAAATTAGAGCGGGGCTTCGGCCCCGTTCTCTAACAGGAGGAAAACATGGCAGACGCAGTAACGAGTCAAACAATAATCGATACAGAAAAAAGAGTTGTAATGAAATTTACAAATCTTTCTGATGGTAACGGTGAATCAGCAGTAAAAAAAGTAGATGTCTCAGCTTTAACAGCTCACCCTGATGGTACCGCTTGTTCACAAGTTACGATTGATCAAATCTGGTATGATGTTGGTGGAATGAGAGTTCTCATTGATTTTGATGCAAGCACTAACGTTGCAGCATTAGTTTTAGGTGGAAGTGCAGCGGCAGGCAATGTTCAAGGACATATGGACTTTAGATCATTTGGTGGTATTAAAAATAATGCTAGCTCACCTACTGGTGATATTGACTTTACAACAAGTGGACATACTAATCTAGATCATTACACAGTTGTTCTAGAAATGCGAAAACAATACTAGGAGTAGCAAATGGCTAATACTACTTCCGGAACAGTAACGTTCGACAAGACATTTGCTGTTGATGAGATTATCGAAGAAGCTTACGAACGAATTGGCTTACAGTCTGTTTCAGGATATCAATTAAAAACAGCAAGACGTTCTTTAAATATATTATTTCAAGAATGGGGTAATAGAGGTTTGCATTACTGGGAAGTAGGCAATACCAATATTGATCTTGTTGAAGGTCAAGCTGAATACATTTTCTATAGAGCTACAGGCGACGGTACTTCTGCAACAACAGCTGGAGGAACCACAGGAACATCTACCTATGGTTTAGCTGATGTTTTAGAAGCTACTCTTAGAACTGATAAAGGAGACACGGATCAAGCGGATTCCACGCTTACAAAAACAGATCGATCAACTTATTCTGGACTCGCTAATAAATTATCTAAAGGAACTCCCTCTAGATATTTTGTTCAAAGACTTATTGATAAAACAACAATCAATTTTTATCCAACACCCGATTCATCCAATGCATCAAAAGATGTACACATTTTCTTCGTCAAAAGAATTCAAGACGCTGATGCAACTTATACTGATGCAACAGACACTCCGTATCGATTTGTACCTTGTATGGCGTCAGGACTGTCTTTTTATCTAGCACAGAAATATGCACCACAAAGAGTACAAGAATTAAAATTATTATATGAAGATGAATTAAAAAGAGCTTTGGCAGAAGATGGATCTTCTACAAGCACTTATATAACTCCAGCATCTTATTACCCGAGCGGATAACTATGGCATTTGCAAAAGGAAAATACGCTAAAGCGATCTCAGATCGAAGTGGAATGGAATTTCCCTATAATGAAATGATTAGAGAATGGAATGGTTCTTTTGTTCATAAATCTGAACACGAAGCGCGACATCCTCAAGATGAGGCAAGACACTATACTACTGAAGGACATGGTTTAAGGAATGCAAGACCTGCGAGAACTGAAACGAGTACAACTGCATTATTAGGTCCAGATCCTTTTGCAACGATTTCGAATGGTTCAGGAATTTTAAATGTTTATGAAAAAAGTCACGGAAGAGATACAAGTGATACCGTTAGATTTAGAGGTCCAATATGGACAAGTTCCGATGCTGATGGTTATCAGAATCCCGTGAGTTTTGATGGTATCACAGGATCCAACATTGCAAAAGCCGCTGGCTATTCAATTACTGTTGGAAAACGAGATTCTAGTGGCGATATTACAAATACCGATGACTACTACCACTTTACTGTAGATACAAACACTGCTACAGCTGGAGGAATTTCAGGAGGAGGCAACAATTGCTCGGCTGGTCCGGCAACGTTGACAGCATAATGGCAGGATTTACATACTCAACACTTACAACAGCAATTTTAAATTATACAGAAGTAGGAACTTCGGTACTATCGAGTACGATCACTGATCAATTCATCGATAACTCCGAACTTAGAATCCAGAGAGAAGTTCCTATTGATGCCGATCGAAAGGAACTGATTGGCAATTTAGTTGCTTCAACAGATAATGTTCATGCTCCGGCTGGAACCTTATTTGTTAGAGATCTTCAAGTTTATACTTCAACGACAGCTGCGACAGGAGCTAATAGCTTTTTAATTAAAAAAGATATTAGTTATCTTAGAGAATATGACGCTGCTGAAACGACAACAGGAACACCAAAATACTATGCTATGTCGGGAGGAGCAACAGGAGCTGGAGCGACTACTTCAGGAAGAATAACTATTGTGCCAACACCGAGCTCAGCTTTTATGTACAAAATTCATTACAACGCTAGACCTCTGGGATTAAGTTCAGCGAATACAACAACGTATTTAAGTCTTAACTTTGGCAATGGATTATTATATGCATGTCTCGTAGAAGCCTTTAGTTATTTGAAAGGCCCGCAAGATATGCTACAACTATACGAACAAAAGTATCAAACTGAAGCACAGAAGTTTGGTGGTGAACAATTAGGCAGACGAAGACGAGACGACTATACGGATGGAGAACCTCGTATACCCGTTCCGGCTCAGACACCGTAAGGAATTAAAATATGGCAACACTAACAGTCAAAGTAATAGAAGAAATAACACTAAACAATAATAGTTATAACAGCGAACGATCGCTGGATATTTCTAGTGTTGATGAAATTGTTAAAAGAATTGTAACTATTCCAGCATCAGAAGTTGGACTGTTAGGTTTTGCAACAACCTCGGCAACTGATTTATCAAAAAGTTATTTAGCAGGTCAGTTTGACGAAGATGATGTTAGATACATTAGAATTACAAATTTAGACTCAAGCAATCATATTACTTTAACTTTTAGAGATGAAGATAGCACAGAGTTTTGTATGAAGGTAGACGCTGGCCACTCGTTTATTTATCCAGGTGATAATAGCGGGGGAGTTAAAGATACCATGCATGCAGCCGGTTCTGCGATTACTGTCTCATTGAATGATTTAGTCGACATTACGGCAACGGCTAACACGGCAGCGTGTGACGTAGAGGTATTTGTAGGAAGCGCGTAGGATAAAATATGGCATCAAGTTATACAGGATTAGGTTCAGAGTTAATGACAACCGGCGAAAACGCCGGTACATGGGGATCTAAAACTAATACTAATTTACAAATTTTAGAACAAATAGCTGGCGGCTATGTTGAACAGGCTGTAACAACTACTACTACATTATCTGTTTCTGATGGATCTACAGGTGCAACTCTTTCACATAGAGTTATAAAATTTACAGGCACACTTAGCGCAAATGCTACAGTAACAATTCCATTAGATGTTCAACAGATGTATGTTCTGTTAAATGGCACCGCAGGTGCCTATACACTTACATTTAAATATGTTTCTGGATCAGGAAGCACTGTTGCTTGGGCAGCTACTGATAAAGGAACTAAAATTGTTTATGCGACTGCTGATCATGCTTCGAATCCAAATATGGTTGATTCAGGTATTTCATCTACTGGAGCACATGATTTAGATGGTAATGAATTTATTTTAGATGCTGATGCCGATACCAGCATTACCGCAGATACCGATGATCAAATCGATATTAAAATTGCTGGAGCCGATGATTTTCAATTTACAGCCAATACTTTTACCGCACAATCAGGTAGCACGATTGCTGCACAAGCCTTAACGGCTACTACAGTAACGGCTAGTGGCATTGTAAAAACAGATGATACTACTGCTGCAACTTCAACAACTGATGGTTCACTACAAACAGATGGTGGTCTTTCAGTAGCTGCAGATGCTATTATTGGTGATGATCTTAAATTATTAAGCGATTCTGCTGTATTAAGTTTCGGTGCAGATTCAGA